CGCTGTATATATATAACCCAATACCATGCAATGCAATAGCTTTAGCTAAGCAACGTTGCATAGCAGTATTAACTGCCATAGCATCAGGATTAATAATTGCTTTATTGCGATAATCTAACACAGGTAGTTGTGCTGTCATTATTTTACCAAACGCAGTAACAGAACAAAATACCATTAAAGTATCACCAAACTGTTTAGGTTCACCATAAGTCCATGTAGCAGTTGGGTCTTGTTGCAGAAGAGTATCCACAGCCCAAGCCCATGATAAGTATGATAGACCATTTTTTTTCTCAATATGGTCTGATACATTGATCTTGCGTAATTCTTTATAGTTCATTTTTTGCTCCGGCTGCTGTAATTCTTTTTGGTGTTGTTCCATCATCACTTGATCGTAAAATTGTTGTTGACTCATATCCATTCTCCAAGTTATATTGTTCTAATGCCACTTGCTCTTTAGCTTGCCACTTATCGTTAGATTCTTTTAGCTCTGCTGTACATCTGCGTAATTCTTTTACTACATCTACTAAAGTAATCGACATATAAAATACCCCCAAAATACAAAAAGAAACAACCATAGCCATTTACTCATATTACACCTGCTAACTTACCCATAATGTGCAAACAGAGCCAAACATAACCCCAAAATGCTATTGACAGTATTATCATTGTTTTAATTTTCATTATGCAATCTCCTTAATTTCTATTTCTATTGGATTAAATTTAGTTTGTTTAAAAAATGCTTTTTTTGCTTTTTCAAAAGAATTATGGTCGCCTTTACCTTGTTGAGTTAATGTTCTCCATCCATAACCTGCTTGACCATCTATATAATTAAAACTACCAGTTTTGTATATTGAACCAATTTGTTTGTTATTAAGATATATTGCATAATTTGTCATTTATAATCTCCTAATTAAAATGTCCTACACAAGCATTATATCTATGTATTTATGAAAAGTAAACACTTATTTTCAAATATTTTAATAGTTTATAACATGTTGATTATTAACACTTTTTTATAGAATGCCATATTCTGTTGTCTTGATGCCATAATTTTTTACTTGTTTCAGAATGAGGATAAGATTCAAATATAACTAATCTTTTGCATGAGGTATTAAGTAACACTTTTATACAATGGATACATGGCGCTGTTGTACAGTATGCGGTATATATCATCTTAATGTCATTACAGTGAATCACTGCGTTCATTTCTGCATGAATGGCTTCACATTTATCTAATCCATGACCAGACGCATAAGATGCTCCATCGCAAGGCTCATCAATACAATGTGAAAATCCAGATGGCACTCCGTTGTAACCCGTAGCAAGTACTTTATTATCCCTAGACACTAAAACGCAACCTACTTTTCTGCGTATACAAGTTCCACGTGTTGACACTAACTTAGCCATATCTATAAAATACTCATCAATACTAGGTCTTATCATGTAGCCACCTCATAAAATCACTATCTGCTGATGGGTAAAGAGCATTTATTAACTGCTTGGCATCTATCAAAGGAATTTTAGGCCTTGTAATTTCTGTAAAATTATCATTATCCAAGATCTTATTTACCATGTCAAAATGCTTTTCATATATATGAAATGACTCAACAAAATGATGGTACTTACCTTGTTCAACATTAAGTAATACAGATACTATTTCCCAGCACAAATTAAAAAATGGTAAATCGTTACCTAAACCATAGACTGCGTCTTGACTTCTCATATGAACTGTCATATTTAACTTTCCATCTCTTATTCTAAATCCTAAAGTGCATGTGCATGGAACATCATTATTATCAGAGTATAAGTGCTTGTGTGAATCAAATATAGATACTAAAGCCCTTCTTGAATCGTTATCTTTTAACAGTTCATTTACTACAAAGCCCAATCCAACATTGCTAAATAAATAATGCCCGTAATTACTATTTAATTTTCCATTTGTTACACATTTTTTCCATATAGATGCTTCATTACAAATACTCAAGTCTTCTAAACTACCTTTAAAATACCATTGAATTTCTTTTTTAATATAATTTATATTTAACTTACGTGATTCAAAATTAATAAATTTATGATATGGTAAAAAATCTATATGATAATTTTCTAGTTCTTTTGTTAACATTCCACGTGGTGAGCGTTCTTTACCTCTTACATGTAAATCTCTGTAAATTTTTGTATACAATAGTTTTTCATTCATAGTAGATTCCGTTATACACTTTCAATAATACGTTTTAAGTCAGGACCTACCCAACCTTGTGGTTTAACAACATCTAATGAATTTTTACGCTTTGACTGTGATGCATCAGATGCTCTTACTTTATCCATATTTGAACGTTGTACTTCATCCCATAGTTGCTGCCAAGGTAAACCCATCATATATGCAGTTCCCATTGCAACATAAACAATATCAACCAATGCATCTGCCATACCTACTACATCATCCAAATTTGCACTTAAAATAAATTCATTTAACTCTTCTTCCAAAAAATGTGCGCGATATGCCTGAGTAGATTTATCTAATGCTATAGGTTTACCTTCATATTTCAAACCAAATTTGTTATGAAATTCAACTACATCTTGATAATTTGTCTTCATATAATCCTTTTAAATTAATAATTCTTGCCATTTGCTACTACTGCCCCATGGTCCTTCCACATCTTTTAAACTTGGAAATAATCTTGGGTTTCTTTCTGGATTAAACTTTAATTCCCAAATACAATTTCTTGATAAATGTGGAAATAATGGTGCAAAAATTGTTGCTAAATAATTAGAGTCATAATATGTTTTAAATTTATCAAATATTTGTTTTAAATCTTCAGTTAAATAATCTTTATAATCTTTAATTGATGCAAATGTACCCCAATGACCAACAATTTCCCAACCTGTATCTTCTAATGCAGCTCCAAATGCATTATATGTCATTTCATTAACATGGTTTGCTGCAGCACCAACTTTACTGTCATAACATGGAGTAGATAAAAAAACTGTTCCTCCTTGTTCTATTAACTTAGAAAAGTTTAACATCATTCTTCTGCAATGCTCAGGTTCTATATGTTCTAAAACTTCAAAACAAACTATAACGTTTGGTTGGTAATTTAATTTATCTACAGTTAACAAAGCGGCATCTGTTTCAGATAATAGTTGATGAGGTTTCCATGTTGACGTAGCGAAATGTTGAGGCATTTCTATTTTAGAAACATCAGCTGCAGCATAAAACAATGGAGCAAGTCTTGAAGAATGTAATAATTTTGCTAATGGCATTTCTTTACCGCATCCTATATCAAGTACTTTAGCTGTTTTATATCTACCATTTGCAGATATCCATTTTACTACATGAGTCCATCTTAAGCAATGAGCAATGTAATCTCTATGTAAAAACCCTCTTGTTTCAGCCTGATCTATACTTAAAAATGTTTTATCTATTGCTTTTCCAAATTCATTTGCCATTCTTATCTCCAATGTTGATATAAATTACAATATAATCATATATTATAATTATAGGAAAAGTAAACACTTTTTTTCAAATTGTGTGATATAATATTTTTTATCAATTTTTTAAGGAGAAATGATATGCCAAGAGGCGGCAAAAGAAAAGGTGCAGGTAGACCTAAAAATACAATTGAAACTATTGGAGTTAAATACACACTGCCAATAGAATATAAAGATATTATTAAATCATTAGGGGGTTCTAAATGGATTATTAATCAGGTAAAGTTATATTTACACTTGTAGTATTCTGGAGATTATATGAAAAAAATAAGAAATTGGAATAAATTTCAACATTTTAAAAATAAAAGTTCAATGATTTGGTTTAAGGTTTATGGTCGAGATATTTTAAACGATCCTGACTGGCATGATCTTACATACGAACAAAAATCAATACTTTTTGAGCTGTGGTGTTTAGCTTCTGAAAAAAATGGTATTTTACCAGATGAACGTAAAATAGCATTTAGGTTGCATACAACAAAAGAATTTATAATCAATAAGTTAAAAGAGTTAGACAATTGGTTTGAGCAAGATGATATAATTGATATATAATTGCTATATACATAGCGCGTGCTATATAAGATAATATAATAATATAATATAAAAAATAATATAAAAGGAGATTATATGGAGATAAATGAAATACTTTCCAAGTTTCAAAAGGTATATAAATCAGGCAATGATCAATGGCAATGTCTTTGCCCAGTTCATGAAGATAAATCACCTAGTGTTGGTATTAAACTTGTTAACGATGGAAGAATATTAATACATTGTTTTTCTGGATGTAACACAAATGATATTTTAGATGCTGTTGGTTTAACTTTTGATAATTTATTTCTCAATAGACTTGAAGATCATATGAAACCAGTTAAAAGGGCATTTAATCCTTACGTTGTTTTATCATCTTTATCTAATGAAATTTTATTATGTACATTAGCAGCATTAGAATTATCTAAAGGAAAAACTTTAATAGAACAAGATAAAGAACGATTAATATTAGCATACCAACGAATTAAGGATGCTTATATATTATGTCATTAGAAGACACATTAAATAAATTAGTTATAAATGAAGATCAAATTAAAAATTATTTTTTTAGAAGGGAATCAGATGAATATCTTAAAATTAAAAGTCCTAGTACTTATTTGGAACATACAATACGTTACTTTAATGGTGAGATACAAAGCGGTGCGATTTTACCGTTTAGTAAAACGCATGACCTTTGGCGTTTACGTTTAGGCGAATTTACAATTTGGTCCGGTTATTCAGGGCATGGCAAAAGTATGTTATTAAATTATATTATTTTACACTTGTTAAAAAATTATAAATGTTTAGTAGCTAGTTTTGAAATGACACCAAAAGCAACATTAGCAAGATTTATACGTCAATCATTAGGTAGTGATATGCCGACAGATAGTTATATTGAAGAGTTTTTAAATAAAGCAGATAATAAACTTTGGATATATGATCAATTAGGTTCTACCAATGCCAATAAAGTATTATCAGTTATTTATTATGGCGCGGAGCAATTAGGTATACAGCATTTTGTAGTAGACAGTTTAATGAAGTGCTCTATCAACGAAGATGATTATAATGGTCAAAAGAAATTTTGCGATCAATTAGCTATTGCAGCAAGAGACCTTAATATACATATTCATCTTGTAGCACATAGTAGAAAAACAATGGACGAGTTTAATCAAGCACCTTCTAAATTTGACGTTATGGGTAGTAGTAACATAACTAACCTTGCTGATAATGTATGTAGTGTTTTCAGAAATAAAAAGAAAGAGGAAGACATTGCATTTAATAATTTATCTGAAGATCAAATTAAAATTACACCAGACGCATATATGAATTTAACAAAACAAAGGCATTTTGAATGGGAAGGTAAAATTCCACTATGGTTTGAACCAAAGTCTTTACGTTATAAGGATACACCAATATGAATTTTGAAGAAACTGAATGGTATAAACAATTTGGTCCATGTGAATATAAAATTACATTAAATAATGGTCAAGTACTTAAAAGTGATAAATGGAGAGATTATGATAAAGTGGAATTTAACAAAACTGAATTTACCAATTTTAATAGACAAATTAAGAACGCTAGACTTAAGTAAAAATTGGAGAGTTAATATTAGTGAGCATAAATATATTAGATCAATATCACAAAATGACCGTTATTGGTTAATGTTAAAAGAATTGGGGTCTTATTTGGGTTATACCGATATTGAACTTCATGATTTATTAAAATACAAGTTTTTAGCAGAGCAAAAAGAAATTGCTGGTCAACCAGTTATAGTAATTAAATCTACAAGTTCATTAAACACTGAAGAGTTTTCAGAATATAATAGAAATGTAGAACGTTTTGCACATGAATACGGGTTTAAATTTAATAATGATATACCGCAATACTAAACTAATTAAACTTGTAAGGGATATACCATGTCAACATTGTGGTATACAATCAGAAACTATATGCGCCGCTCATCGTAATGAGGGCAAAGGCATGGGTATTAAAGTTTCAGATGCTTTAATTGCGGCATTATGTTTTGAATGCCATTATAAATTAGATATGGGTAAAGATTTAAACAAAGAAGAAAAACGAGATATGTGGAACAGAGCTTATATAGGTACAATGCAATATCTTTGGGAACATGAAATGATAGGAATATTATAATGGGAAAAGGCAGCGCACCAAGACCGTTTTCAGATAGACCTAAGTTTGAAGATAATTGGGATAAAATATTTAATAAGAAAAAGAAAGGTGATGATACATCACCGCATTTGATTGAGTATGAACTTAATAAATCTACAGGTGAATTAGAAAAGATAGACAATGGCAACTAGTCCAACTCAGTTAACTTTAAAAAAATTACAAAAAGAAAATTATCCATTATCTCAAGTAGTAGAAAAATGGAACAGTTGGGGAAGAGTTAGAGTAGATTTATTTGGTATTATTGACGTATTAGCAATATCAGAAACAGGAGAAACAGTTGGTATTCAAACCACAACACTTACTAATGTTGGCGCTAGACTAAAGAAAATAACTAATAGTGATTCTATAAAACATTTAAGAGATGCTGAATGGCGTATCATTATACATGGTTGGTATAAAAAAAATAACAGATGGCATGTCAAAGAAGTTGATGTTTCATAATGTTAGATACAAATAGGTTATTAGAGATTTTAGATGGTTGGGCACAATGGATGAAAAAGCCTACACATAGATTAGGTTTTCCTTCTAGGTCATTAGTAATGAGTTCTGGAGGTGCTTCTACTGAAGATTCGTTTAATGAATTAATATTAACTCAAGACCAAGATAATATTAGAATTATAGATACATTAATTCATAATCTACCACCTGAACAGCAAGACGCTTTGTATCACAAGTATTTAAGTTCTAAAAAACCATTTGCATATGAATATAAATTAGAACTTGCAATTGACAATTTATTAACTATAGCATCTCGCAAAATAAACGCATAAAATAGTTTACTTTTAATCAAAATTGTAATATAATCCTAGGTTGATGGCCGAATAGTCTCCATCGTTTATATAATCTCCCATTATCCCACTTCGGTGGGATTTTTTTTATCATGAATATTAATGTGTGTGAGCAGTGCGGTGATGTCTTTGACTCAACCGGTTATCTTGTTTGCCCTGATTGTCAATTTGAACATATGTTTATAAGGATACCAAATGAAAAAACCAACAACAAAAAAAGGCAAGATGGCGAAAGTGGGCAAAGTGATGAAGGAATTTAAAACAGGCTCATTACATTCAGGTAAAAGTGGTAAAGTAGTTAAGTCTCCTAAACAAGCTATTGCTATTGCTTTATCAGAAGCTGGCATGGCTAAAAAGAAAGGTAAATAATTATGCCAATGGTCGGAATGAAAAAATTCTCTTATGATGCTAAGGGAAAAAAAGAAGCTAAATCATACGCAAAGAAAACAGGCAAAGCTATGACAGCTAAACCTATGAAAAAGGCAGCAAAACGTGGCAAATAAACCAGGTTTATGGGCTAATATCCATGCTAAACGTAAACGTATTGCCGCAGGCAGTGGAGAAAAAATGCGTAAGGTTGGTTCTAAAGGCGCACCAACTGCAATGGCTTTAAAACAGTCAGCAACTAAGAAAAAGAAATGATTAAAAAAGGTAAAGAAACGTTCTCAGGTTATAACAAACCTAAGAGAACACCTAGTCATCCTACTAAATCACATGCAGTATTGGCTAAAGATGGTGACCAAGAAAAACTTATACGCTTTGGTCAAAAAGGCGTAAGTGGTGACAAAACAAATACAGATAGAGCAAAGTCATTTAAAGCAAGACACGCTAAAAACATTGCAAAAGGTAAAATGAGTGCCGCTTACTGGGCCAACAAGGTTAAATGGTGATATAATGAAGAAATATGGAAAAGGTAAAGATAGTAAAGGCAAAGGTAAGAAACGCTAAATGGCTTTATATAGCTTTAGCAGTAATAGCTAATATCACTCTTATTATAAATGCAATACATCACTGGTAATGGTAAAATTAGATATATACGTAGGGTATGATGGCAAGGTAGAACCAATTGCTTATCATAACTTTTGCCAGTCAGTTATAGAGAAGTCATCTATACCGGTAAGTTTTACACCATTAGCATTAAATACTTTAAAAGATTACAAAGAAACACATACAGATGGTAGTAACGCATTTATCTATTCACGCTTTCTAGTGCCATATCTAAATAACTTTAAAGGTATCGCACTATTCGTAGATGGTGATATGATTTGCCGCACAGATATAGCAGAGATACTGGCAAACTTTGATACAGACGAAGCAATCAAAGTAGTCAAGCATCATTACCAAACAAAACATCCTATCAAGTATCTAGGTGCAAAGAACGAAGACTATCCTAAAAAGAACTGGTCTTCAGTAATGCTCTGGAATTGTTCACATTGGTTAAACCGTCAGTTAACACCTAAGTTTATTCAAGAGCAAACAGGTAAATACTTACATAGGTTTCAATGGCTCAAGTATCCTGAAGAACAAGTAGGTAAACTAGACGAAACATGGAATTGGCTAGAAACAGAATACGAATATAACCCAGACGCTAAACTAATACATCATACTTTGGGTAAGCCGTGCTTTAAAGATTATCAGTCTACAGATTATGCCCAAGAATGGTGGGAAACATATCAACGCATGATATATCCACTTAAAGGTAACAATAAAGAGTCAGAACTATAACAGAGGGCAACCAACCTATAAGGAGTTGCATAACAATGGATAATAATGAAGATAAAGAGTCTAAAGTAGGAGCCCCAGTCGGTAATACAAATTCTAATAAAAACAACAGGATATGGGCAAATACAATTAGGAAATTAGCGGTCCAAGAAGACTATAGACGTATACATGCTATTGCAGAAAAGTTATACGAGAAGGCCATAGAAGGCGACCTAGGTGCTATTAAAGAAGTAGGCGACAGATTAGATGGCAAAGCAGTAGCAACACAAGAATTAACAGGCGCAGATGGTAAAGACTTGCCTTCTGGGATAGGAATTGTCTTTGTCAAACCAGACGACAGCCAAGTTTCCTGATAGGCTAGATTTCTTATTTCAGCCACATAGATATAAAGTGGCTTATGGCGGTAGAGGAAGTGGTAAGTCATGGTCTATGGCAAGGGCATTGCTTGTAAAAGCAGCTAATGAGCCAACACGTGTCTTATGTGCTAGAGAGATACAACGCAGTATTAAGCAATCAGTTCATACTTTGCTGAACGACCAGATACAAGCATTAGGTCTAGGGCCTTTCTATGAAGTATTGGAAACAGAGATTAGAGGTCTTAACGGCAGTACGTTCAGCTTTACTGGTCTTGCTACAAATACTGTTGAGTCTATAAAGTCGTTTGAAGGCTGTGACATTGTATGGGTAGAAGAGGCTCAGACCGTTAGTAAGAAATCATGGGATATACTTATTCCTACAATACGTAAACCTAATTCAGAAATATGGGTATCATTTAACCCTAACATAGATACAGACGATACATATAAAAGATTTGTGGTAGAAGCACCTGACAATGCTAAGGTAGTTAAGGTGAATTACACAGATAATCCTTGGTTCCCTGCTGTCTTGGAGACGGAACGCTTACACAGCTTAAAGACTAACCCTGACTATGCAAACATCTGGGAAGGTGATTGTAAGGCTGCTGTAGATGGTGCTATATACTCTAACGAGATACGAGAAGCACAAGAAGGTAACCGTATAACAACTGTACCTTATGACCCTATGATGAAGGTTCATGTAGTGATGGACTTAGGATGGAACGACAGTATGTCAGTTATCCTATGCCAAAAAGGTATATCAGACTTACGCATCATTGGTTATATAGAAGATGACCACAGAACATTAGATAGTTATTCTGCACAACTTAAGAACTTATCCTATAACTGGGGTACAATGTTCTTACCACATGACGGACAGTCTAAAGACTTTAAGCATGGTATATCAGCAGAAGATATTATGAAGAAATTAGGATGGGATATACGTATCGTACCTAAAGCAGACATAGAGTCTGGTATTAAGTTAGCACGTATGAACTTCCACCGTATATACTTTGATAAGTCAGCACAAAGACTTGTTGAATGTTTAAAGAATTATCGCAGAAGTATAAACTCTGCAACCAACGAACCTGGTGCGCCATTGCATGATGAGTTCTCTCATGGAGCAGACGCATTCAGATACTTATGTACCTCTATAGAGTCTATGAAGAACGAGTCATGGTCTAAAGAGAAGATACAATATACAAATAGAGGGATTGTTTAATGAAGATACAAGATATGGAAATCATTGCACAGATAGAGCAACAAGAAAATATTGCCTATGGTGTAAATGACTCATCATTGTCGGATGATAGAGCAGAAGCGATTGACTACTATTTAGGTCAACCATTCGGTAACGAAGAAGAAGGTCGTTCACAAGTTGTATCTTATGATGTGCAGGACACGATTGAGTCAGCATTACCACAATTACTTAAAGTATTCGTAGCGGGTGATAAGGTTGTTCAGTTTGACCCTAAAGGTCCTGAAGACCAAGAAGCAGCAGACCAAGAAACAGATTATGTAAACCATGTCGTTATGGAAAAGAACGAAGGTTTCAAAGTATTCTATGTATGGTTTAAAGACGCATTACTATCTAAGAACGGATATGTAAAAGTCTATGCTGAAGAAGATGAAGAAGAAGAAGAATACGAGTATAAAGGTCTATCTGACGCACAACTACAAATGTTGGCTTCAGATGAGAAGACAGAAGTATTAGAACATACTGCTTACCCTGACCCATCTATTAACATGGATGTTATCTATCAGCAAGCAGCCATGAATGGTGTAGACCCAGCTACAGTTATGCAACCTATGTTACATGATGTTAAGCTCAAGGTTACAGAGAGCAAGACAGATATTAAGATTCAAAACGTAGCACCTGAAAACATGATGATATCTATAGAGGTATCAGGTCCTAACTTACAAGACGCTACTTTTGTTCAGCACAGAGAGGTCATGCAGTTAGCTAGTATTGCTGAAGCATTTGACAAGCCACTAGAATACATCAAGTCTGTTATGGCAGACCTAAGAGATACGTTTGAAGAAGAGTCTAATGCACGTGATATCTATGATGAAGAATACGATAGAGCTATTGCTCCAGCAGAAGCTCTTGTTAAAGACACATACATTAAGTTAGATGGTGAAAGATATAGAGTCGTTGTATTAGGTAACACAATCCTATACAAAGAGAAATGTGAGTATGTTCCTTTTGCATGTATCACACCTATGATTATGCCACATAGACATATTGGTCGTTCTTATGCTGACTTGACTATGGACATTCAGCTCATTAAGTCTACTCTTATTCGTGGTCAGTTAGATAACATGTATCTAGCTAACAATGGTCGTTATGCTATCTCTGATAGAGTAAACCTAGATGATATGCTTACATCACGCCCAGGTGGTATTGTTCGTGTAGAAGGTGACCCAATGTCAGGCATTATGCCTTTATCACATCCACCACTACCAGCATCATCATTCGGTATGGTTGAATACATGGACTCTATGAAAGAGAAGAGAACAGGTATCACAGCTTACAATCAAGGATTAGATGCTAACAGTCTTAATAAGACAGCTACCGGTGTAGCACAAATTATGAATGCGTCTCAACAACGCATAGAGTTAGTAGCTAGAACATTTGCTGAGACAGGTGTAAAAGAGTTATTTAAACTTGTGCATTACTTAGTGAGAACAACGCTTACTAAACCAGACATTATTCGTTTACGTAACAAGTGGGTAGAAGTAGACCCTAGAGAATGGAAAGCTCGTAAAGACTTATCTATCTCTGTAGGCTTAGGTGCAGGTAATAAAGACCAACAATTAGCACATCTAATGTCTATCATTAATATGCAAAAAGAAGCTATTGGTGC